TAAAGGCATGAAAGTTATCTACGAAGGAATCAACGAACCTGATATTAACGGTTGGACTGCTGCTCCACTTGCTGACTTCCAGAAGGCTATGGATGATTGCGTTAAAGAGGGCGATCCAAACGCTCTCTGTGGTAGCCCTGGTTTGTGGAAAGGTAGTCCTAACAGTTATGCAGCGTGGGTAACGTTCCCGAAAGCACTCGCTGCGCGCGCGAAGGGCAAATTCGACTTCTTCACAACTCACTGCGGTTACGATGATCCTACATACACTGCTGCGAGTGGTGCCTCTTGGAACTATTATCACTGGAACTTCAAGAAGTACGGTACGGTCGCTGCAGGCGGTACAACAGAAGAAATCCTTGCTGCTGCTGGAATCAGTGTACCGATTATATCCAGTGAAGGTGGCGGTGGAGGTACAGAAGCTGATTACCAAAGCAAAGTAATGAAGCTGCTGAATGCAACAAAGAGTGGGCCATGCGCATCAACGTGTATTTACACGATCGAAGCAGATGTTCCTGGTTATCAGGTTCTCATCCGTGCGGACAAAACATTGACGCCTGCGTACAATTCGTTTAAGCAATTCATGGCGGGAGTGTAATATGGCCAAGACTAAAGATCATACTAAGGATTACAAAGAACTCGCTAAAGAACAGAAGAAGATTCGTGAACAAAGCGAGGCAGAAGATCCCTCGACCGCGAGTTCTACTCCAACAATGGATCGTCTCATTAAGATGGATGAAGACGATAACATGACAGTAGAAGAACTCAAGAAGCATGGATTCTACGTAGAAGAATAATGGCAAGACTCATTACGATTGGTTTTGAAACTCAAACGCCCGCGAGCAGTATCGTTGGTCCGGAGAATCCTCCTGGCGCAGCTATCACGGGCCCTGTAACTCGAGACACGACCGTTCAACGGAGTGGCGGAGCCTGCATTAAATGTGACTCAGGTTCGCCCAGCGGCCCAACTTACACGCCGATCTTTTCTATCTCTGCTAGCAAGACCTACTACATGCGCGCGTATATGCGGTTCGGCACACTACCGTCTGTAACCGCGCCCGTTTTTGGTTTTTTGTTCGCAGCAAACTTTGGTATTTCAGTTTGGCTAACATCGGCAGGGAAGTTGCAGCTTTTCAACAATGTCACGAGCGCCCAGATTGGATCGGATTCTGCGGCCACCATTGCCATCAATACGTACTACCGTATTGAACTGAATATTGTCCTTAACGCTTCAACCCAGATTACTTCCGGCGAACTTCGACTAGACGGAGTTACTGTTGCTTCTTTTTCTGGCCTCACAATCGCCGCCTCGCTTCCAACAGTTTACGTGGGTTGGCTCGACACGCCTGGCACAAACAACGTGTTTTGTTACGTAGACGATGTCGCTATCAACGACTCAACAGGAACAGTCAACAATACGTGGTGCGGTCCTGGTGCTGTGGTGCTTTTGCTTCCAACCGCCGACAATGCAGTTGGAACCAACTGGACAAGAGGCAACGGTACAGTAATATCTGGCGGTAACGGTTTTCAATCAGTAGACAATACACCCCCAATCGGTGTTGCTGACTTGAGTGGTGCTGGTGCTGATTCAAGCCAGCTTCGTAACGCAGGTTCTAACGCAAACTCTAACTACGACGCGACGATGCAAACGTATACAGCAGCTGGCGTTCCGGCAGGAGCAACAATTAACGCAATTATTCCTTGGGTTTGGACTGGTGCACCTGTTGTTACTTCGGCGAAATTGGGTACGTTTGGTGTTGTTTCTAATCCGACAATTGCAAGCGTCAGTTTTGCTGCTGGTGGTACGGCAGGAGCTTTCTGGTCGGGTGTTGCAGCCGGTACATTTCCTACAGGGTGGAAACCATCATCGGGAACAGTTACCGAAAACCCATCAGTTACACTTGGTACTGCTCCGGTGATGCGTGTAACGCAAGTCACGTCTAGCACTCGCATCGCAATGTTTTGTTTCATGGGCATGTACGTAGATTACACTCCAGCAGCAGTTGCGAGATCACTCGTTACATCAGGTATGGCACGTCCACAGCAAGCACGGCAGATGACGAGGTGGCATTAATGATCGCAAGAGTGCGTGTTGTGATTGAAACTCCTTTCGACTTTGATGTTGGTCAGCCAGATGAGAATGGCAATAACCCTTTGTTGAGAGATGCAGCCGAGTACGCAGAAACTACAGTGCTGCAATCCGTCAAAGACTCAATCATAAATCTTACGAAGGTTACAGGCACAGTCATGGACGAACATTGTGCTGTTGAGGAAGTTAGACAGACATGATCGGTATAGGAAGACTGTACTCTGTTGTATTCACGGCTGTTACGGTTTCCGCTCAGCAGGATTTGTTCTACATTAAGCCAGCCGCAGATAAAATTTGCATTATTGAAGCAGTTTACTTGGGAGTCACAGGTGGCGTTGCTGATGCTGGTGACGCTCAGGAAGAATTGCTTGATGTAGAACTAATGTACGTTCCTGCTACTGTCACAGCTAGTTCTGGTGGAGCTTCTGCTACGCCATCTCCTGTGGCGGTTAACGATTCAGCCGCGGGATTTACTGCTCGAGTTAATGACACATCTAAGGCTACGTCTTCAGGAACTATTGTAGTGAGGCATCCTGACAGTTTCAACAACCGTATTCCATATGTTTATGCGCCACCCGCAGAACATAGAGAACTCGTAGCTAATGCTGCGGCAATTGTGTTTAGACTTAACACAACTCCCGCTGATGCTCTTTTGCTCAGTGGAGATATGAGGGTTAGAGAGCTTCCGTAATGCCAGTTAAGCGTTGGAGATCAGTAGGGATACGTAAAAGGCGTTGGGTTGGTACTGCCAACCCAGTTCCTCTTACTGGAATTCTAGATAACTTCAACCGTGCCGACGGTGCGTTGTCTGGCGGCATTTGGTCTGGTACTACTCCTGCGCTAGTTGTCTCTACTAACAGACTTACTGCTACAGGTGGCGGCAATCACGCATTTACTACCGCAACTTACACCGATTGTGAAGTCTACGCTACATCGGTGACGGCTGACGCAAGCCAATTGTATCTGTGGCTCCGTGAAGTATCTGGATTCTCAGGTTACGCAATCCACTGGAACAATAACGGTCAGATATTCTTGAGTCGATTTGATTCCGCCGCTGAAACAACTTTAGCGGGATCGTTAACTGGCATTGTCGCAGATGGTGATACAGTTCTTTTTAGAGCTAAAGGTAATAGTCTCCAGGTTTGGGTGAAGAAAGCAAGCACTGGCCTGTGGGGTCGTGTTATTCAGGCCAACGATGCTACGTATACAACTGGTCGTCTTGGTCTTGGCATCTTTAGCGCAGCAGAGTTCTTGGACGATTTCAGCGGTGGCAGCCTTGTTACAGTTATTACTAAACCGGTCGCTCCTACGACCAACATTGCAGCTACATCAACTGTTAGCGGTACTCTCAGAGAAACACAAGTTCCAGCAACGAGTATTCTGGATAGTTTCAACAGAGCTGACGGTGCTCTTAGCGGTGGTATTTGGTCTGGCGCTCCCAACTTGGTCGTGTCCAGCAATCAGGTAACTGCAAAACCTGCGACTGGCGGCGATCACGCATTTACTACTTCGAACTACGGGCCTGATTGCGAAGCTTATTGCACCATAAGCACCGGCCTGGACTTAACCTATTTGTGGGTTCGTGAGATTGCAGGCTTTAGTGGCTATCAATGCCACTGGACGTCGGCCGGACAAGTTTTCCTTAGCCGTTACGATGCTGCTGCTGAGACAACTTTAGCGGGATCAGCCCTCGGCGTAGTTGCAACTGGTGATACTGTATTACTTAGAGCAAGAGGTTCTAGCATTGAGGCTTGGGTCAAGAAGTCCGGTGCATCTGTATTTAACATGGTGCTGTCTGTCACGGACGCAACGTATACCGCTGCGGCTCGCATCGGTTTTAGCGTCTTCGCCACTACCTATTCTGTAGACAACTTTGGTGGCGGTACTATTGGCGCAGTTATTCCAGGGGTTATCAATGCTACATCAACTGTATCCGGAGGCGTGAGGAAGCGCGCCCCGATTGACATTTACACTGTGCTGCTACTGCACGCGGACGGCACAAATGGTTCGACGTCATTTCCAGATTCGTCGCCTTACCGCAAGACGGTGACAGCGGGCGGCGCTGCACAAGTCTCAACTGCACAATCGGAGTTCGGCGGCGCTAGTGCAAGCTTCGCGAGTACTAACGACGTGTTGACGGTTCCGACTAGCCCGGACTTTGGTTTCGGTACGGACGACTTCACTGTAGAGTGTTGGGTGCGCTTTACGAGTGTGCCTACTACTTGCAACTTCGTGCGCTTCGGCGCAGGTGCTCCAGATCGCGCCTGGTTCTTCGGTTACGGCAGCGGCAATCTCTTGTTCAACGGCACTCCAGACGGAACGAACTTGATTTACGACGAGTCGTTCGCATGGACTCCTATCGCGAATACGTGGTATCACGTCGCAGTCGCGCGACAGGGTAACAACTTAAAGGCATTCGTCAACGGTTCTCAAGTTGGCTTGACCGTTACAACTGTCGGCGTCAACATCAGGACTGCTACCAACCAACTGCGGATTGGCTCCGACGTGGGTGGCATTAACCCGGTCACTGGCTTTTTGGACGAGATTCGCATCTCCAAGGGCATCGCTCGCTGGACGGCTAACTTCGTTCCTCCGACTGATCCTTACGGTCTGCCCGATCGCATCTATCCTGCCGCAATTAGCGCTACATCGACGGTTAGTGGTAGTGTTGCTCATCGTCCGTTCATCATCACTCTTGCAATTAATGCAACATCAACTGTGAGTGGCGCAATTAGAGCCGTTCGTAAGATAGCTCCTGCGAGCGTTGCAGCCACCAGTACAGTTAGCGGAGCCATTGTTGTTAGGCGCGCAGTAGCGCCCGGACAGATTAACGCAACAAGTACCGTCACCGGTACTGTAGTGGTGATTAGACGTGTTACTGCTGCGGCTATTGCCGCCACCAGTACCGTCAGTGGTTCCGTAGCAAAGATTTTCAAATTCGTACCCGCTACAGTACAAGCAACAAGTACAGTTAGCGGGTCTTTGCGTGTTATACGGGCAATCATTCCCGTTAGCATCTCTGCTACATCAACTGTCGCCGGCGCAGTAACACGAGTAGCGGTTACAAGAGCAATTGTACCTGCTCAGATCAATGCTACGTCCACTGTCAGCGGTAGCGTTGCAAAGATATTCCGCGTCGTAACAGCTCAGATCAGTGCTACGTCTACCGTTAGTGGCGCACTAGCTCCTGGTCTTAGGCGTGTTATCCCTGCTGCCATTAACGCGACGTCAACTGTTAGCGGTACAGTCAGTAGACTTCGTAGGCCGATTCCAGCAACGATCAACGCTACAAGCTCTGTTTCAGGTAACGTTACTGCAACTAAGCTGATCGTTGTCTTTGCTGCGATCAACGCGCAATCCACTGTCAGTGGTAAAGTTACTGCGACCAAGCTTATCAAGCCTGCATCTATTGCGGCTACGTCAACCGTCAGCGGCTTTACTGCCATCAAGGTGTTCCGCGGAGTTACGCCTACTGTCATTAGCGCTACATCGACCGTCAGCGGTAATCTTGTAAGGCCAATTCGTGTATTTGTTCTTGCAACGATTAACGCCACCTCGACTGTTAGTGGTTCGCTTAGAGCTATTAGAAGAATCATTCCTGCGAACGTTGCGGCTACTAGCACTGTTAGTGGTAGTCTTGTCAGTCCGAGACGCGCAATTGTTGCGGCTCAAGTAAACGCTACATCAACTGTCAGTGGTTCTGTCAGAGTTGTTCGTGGGATCATTCCAACTAACATTGCCGCTACGTCCACGGTCAGTGGTGCAGTTACAGCACGCAAGGCCGTTGTCCCTGCTGCCATTAATGCTACATCTACCGTTAGCGGTTCTCTGCGCGCGATTCGCAGAGTCATTACTGCGAACATCGCAGCGACGAGCACCTTTAGCGGCGTTGTCAGTAAGGTCGGCGCGCCTATACCGCTTCCGGTTCAACTCATTAGTGCCACTTCTACCGTTAGCGGTAATGTAACAGCCAAGAAACTCGTTGTCCCCACTAGCATCAGCGCAACATCTACTGTCAGCGGGGCTGTTCGAGTTATTCGACGTATTACGGCAGCACAAATTGCCGCCACCAGCACGGTCAGCGGCTCCATCGTCGTAATTAGAAGGATTGCGCCTCTTACAATTAATGCTACGTCAACTGTAAGTGGTGCAGTAGCGAGAATCCGGCCAGTTGTTCCAGCTCAGATCAATGCGACGAGCACTGTAACTGGCGTCTTCTCCAAGGTTGCTGCTCAGAAATTCATCAGCGGCACAATTAATGCTGTATCAACTGTCAGTGGCACAGTTAGAGTTCTCAGAAGGATCATTCCTGCACAGATCAATGCTACATCGATCGTTAGTGGTTCTGTTACACCGCCTGGCAGATTCATTGTTCCTGGCAACATCAATGCAGTTTCAACCGTTGCAGGTGCAGTTCGCGTCCTGCGTCGTATCTCTCCCACGGCGATCAGCGCAACGTCCTTTCTCTCGGGGACAGTTCGCGTTATACGACGGATTGCACCTGCAACTATCAATTCAGTAAGCACTCTTTCAGGAACAATTCATGTTATTTACAGAATCGCCGGCGTTATCAATGCTACGTCTACTATCAGCGGCCAAGTCACAGCGAAGAAAGTTATCTATGGCAACATCTTCGCTACATCTACTGTTAGTGGCCGTGTCTTTGTTCCTGTACGTGCGATTATCGAGCTGGAAGGCTTTGCTTATCGTCGCTGGCGCTCTCTTGCTTATACTCACTACGACGTCCCAACTACCTTTACTCAATTCCATACTGTGACTCCAACTAGACTAACTGGCAAAGTCGTGCGTCGTTTGAAGGCTGAGGTATTCTAATGCCGACACAGCTCAAGATACCCAAAGGATCGCTTGAAGTGCTTTATGTCAGTGTTACTGATAGGCTCGAGCAGTTGACTACATTGGATGCGGCTGCTCTCTCATATGAAGTGTGGGATAACGAGTCCGATGTTGACAGTCCAAGTGGGCCTGAACTGTCTGGTGGTTGTAGCAACGAAGGCATGACGGTTATCACTAATCCTGTTGATACTGCAACGCTTGAAGAAGGTCCTCATCGTTTGTTCATCAGAATGGTTATGGGTGCAGAAGATATCGTTCTCGGTCCCTTCGACTTCATCGTAGGATAAATGCCACGTACTGAAGCTAACATCTCACGTGAAGCATTGTGGGGTAAACTTGATTACAAACCCCACAGCCAGGGTCAGCTTGATGCGCACATGGCGCAGGAACGTTTTCGTGTGACTTGTTGTGGACGTAGATGGGGCAAGTCCGTTTGGGCTGGTCGCGAGATGACACACAAGATGTTCGTTCCTAACAGTATCAACTGGATTGTCGGCCCGACATATGCACTTGCTGAGAAAGAGTTTCGTGTTGTCTACAACGACTTCAAGAAGCTGGGATTGCTTCCAACCTGTAAGAAAGTCTACAACGTAGACCAGGGCAAGATGCGCATACACTTTCCTCAGATCAATTCACTCGTTGAAGCTAAGTCAGCAACTAAACCTGATTCTCTTGTGGGCGAGGGCGTCGACCACATGATTGTTTCCGAGGCGGCTAAACACAACCGCAGCACATGGGAAATGTATTTGCGTCCCGCCCTCGCCGACAAAGAAGGATCAGCAGACTTTCCATCAACTCCACAAGGTTATAATTGGTACAAAGGACTCTTTGATCTCGGACAAGAAGACGAATATCAAGAATACTTTTCACATCGTTATCCGTCGTGGGAAAATCCAGTCATTTTCCCAGGTGGTCGCACAGATGGAGAAATCATTGCTGTGGAAGCAACAGTCTCGGATATGTTCTTCCAACAGGAGATTGCTGCGGAGTTCACGGCGTTCGAGGGAATGATTTATCCTGAGTTCAAGGAAGAAATTCACATTCAAGATTTCGAGTACAATCCTGCTAATCGTAACTGGCTCGCTTTGGACTTCGGTTATGTCGATCCGTTCGTTGCCCTAGATATCATGATCGACACTCAACAGAGAGTGTGGGTTTGGCGTGAATACATGGTCAGCTACAAATCAACTTACGAGCATGGACACATTCTCAAAGAGCGAGAGAATCCAGACGGATACCATATCGACGGTATCGCTGCTGACCCACGAGGGGCAGATGAAATTGCAACACTCTCATGGATACTTGGTGGTATTCAAGCTCATGCCGTCGGATGGGGTCTTGGTATCGAATCTGTCAAACGTGCATTTACCGTAAGAGATGACGATACGCCAGGATTGATTATTCACCCACGTTGTAAAGAGCTAATTCGTCAGCTGCGTAATTTGCGTAATAAACAAGGTCGCGAAGAACGCAATTCACCCGAAGGACAACACGATTACGATGACCACGGCCCAGATGCACTTCGTTATTTCTTCAATGAGTACTTCGTGCTGGGAGCTGGTGATTCCATCGCAGATTTCTATGGACAACAGTATATCGGAAGTGAAGCAGCTTCCTTCTTTAGATACGAAGGAAGTGTCTCAGGAGTAGACGGGCAGCCAGTGCCCTTGTCTAGATTCACTAACATAGGGCGGTTGTAATGCCTAAGATTCCTTTCCTTAAAAAGTCAACACCTGCTCGTCAAGTAACTGGTACGAGCTATGAAGCTCAGGGCGCTGTTAACCCAAACACCACAGACGCATCTCTTGGTGAACTTGGCTCATCTAGATCAGCACCAATCTATGACCCTGTTCCTGCACTTGGTCATGGATATCAAGCTCATCAAACATACACAAAGATGGCACGTGCTGACGCATCTGTTCGTATTTCGCTTCGCGCGGGAAAATCGCCAGTCTTGGGTGCAGACTACTACTTCGACTCATGCGACGACAGCGAAGAAGCCATTACGAACAGAGACTTCTGTCAGTACAATCTGTTCGAAGGTCTGACTACTCCATTCCTGAAGTCTATGGAGCAAATCTTGAAGATGTACGAGAATGGATGGGCACTACTTGAACCAGTATGGGAAATGCGCGAATGGACTCCTCCGGCTGTGGGGAATTTGCAACCAAATCGCCGCCGCTACACTATGTTGAGAAAGTTGGCAGTTAGGCCAGTGAGCACAATTGGCAAGGTCAACTACGACGAGAATGGTGGGCCAGCTAGCTTTGAACACAAAGCCCTACGTCCGGATGGAAAGGTAGATGAAGTTGTCATTCCGATCGAAAAAGCAATTGTATTTACATTCGACCCGGACGGCGGAGATATTACCGGCAACTCAATACTTAGGAGCGCATACCAGCACTGGTACTACAAAGATCACTTGTATAAGATTGACGCTATTCAGAAGGAACGTCACGGTATTGGTATCCCGGAAGTCGAACTCCAGCCCGGTTATTCCGCT